TGCGCCACAAAGAGAAATAACTGAATCCGATTTGTTTGGAATTCAGTCAACTGCAAGCGCACCAACAACTGCAACTAAAACACTAACAAAAGATGATTTAAAAAACACTAAAATAAAAGTTGATGGTGATAAAGATTTAGCATTAAAAGTTATTGAAAAATTTATAGAACTTGGTTTTCAAGATAATTTAAGCTTATCAGAAGGTATTAAAGGTAATGATGTGCCTTTTGGATTATCAATAGATGATTTAGGTATAATCCGTAGAAGAACCAGTGAAGAAGCTTTTATCGAATTAAGTAGAAAAGAAATTTTTCCATCCGACTTAGGTATCGATGTGAATAATTTAGGTGCAAGCGGTTCGACTGCAAGTTCACCAACAACATTAACAATAGACAATTTAGATGGAATTAAGATAAAGGTTAATAATGATAGAGATTTAGCAAGAAAGATTGTAGATAAATTAGAATCTTTTGGCTTTACTGATAATAAAGACGTATTAGACCTTATAAATAATTCATCAGTAGATATTTATGCAATAACTACAAGCAAAGATACAACTTCAAGTTATGTTGGATGGTTCAATACCGAAAGAAGTTTTTTTCAATTTGATAAGGTTCGAGAAGTAAGCGCATGGGATTTATTAAATCTTTCGGCAACTGCAATTAACAATCAACTGCCAACTGACTTAAGTCAAATACCGAAAGGTAGAATGAAAGTTTTGTTTGAAATTAAAAAGTTTGTAGACGATAATAAGCTAACTCCTAATACGTTTATTGGCGATTCTTTTGGTAACCAAATAGATTTTGTAGACGAAGAAACTGGTGATGTTTTTGAATTTAATTATGGTGATGACCCCAACTTAATTGATGTTAAATCTTTAAGTCCGATGACAAAATCGGCAAGCGACTTATTAGTGCAGTTTTTAGATTTTGAAAAAAGCTTTAATGATTTTGCAAGTAAAAAAGTAAAAGACCTATCGGGCGGTATTGCAGACCTTGATTTGCTTGCCGTTTCGGAAGTAACAACATTTGAGAAGGAAAGAAAGGAAATAGATGCCTTAATTAAGCTTTTACCAGCGTTTCAAGAAAGTAAGTTTGCGCCACAAAAGGCTATGATACTTAAAGAGATAGGTAGGCTACACAAAAAGATTACCTACGAAGGTTTTATTTTTCAAAACGAAAGGTATTCTGATGCAAAGCAGTTGTTTACACCACAAGGGTTGTTGAAGTATTATTATACTCAAACAACACAAAGTCCAGTAGCATCGCTTGAACCAGCTTGTGAACTTGAAACACCTAATGGTGCGAAAAGTAAGTTGCCTTTAAGTGCATACCTAAACGTAAGAACATCACGTTTTAAAAAGTGGTTTGGGGATTGGGAAAAAGCATACGAAACAAACAACTATGTTGATTGCTCAAAAATGATTGACGAAGAAACTAAAGAGCCAAAAATATTTTATCATGGAGTGCGCAAGTATGTTCCTAATTTTGGTCAGTTTTCAAATATGGGGCAAGGGGTTGTAAGACCTTATGGTTCGTTTGAACCGCCTACGGCTTTTCCAGCTTCTTATTTTTCAGATAGCGAAGAATATGCAAAATTCTATGGTGGTATTGCACCTAATATGCCTAAACCAAGTGCAGACTATGAGCCGTTTATTTATAAAGTATTTTTATCAGCTAAAAACCCTATATCTTTATTGCCATTAGGATTTGAAAGTAGCTATAAGGACATGATTGATTACTTGTTAGTTGCTTATGGTGTGCGTGTTCAACCAAGCAGAAATGTATTGAATAGAATACAAAATGATATGAAAGCCAAACATCCAGTATGGGTGTATGTTCGTAATGATATAGCATTGTTGGAAACGTTAAAAGATTATGGTTACGATGCCTTAATTCAAACTGGGGATATTCCTACCTTTGACGATAGTGGAAACGTTATAAACGATAGAAGTAAATTTATTCAAGACGAAGAATACTTAACTTTTTACCCAACGCAAGTTAAAAGCGCTACTGTGAAAAAAAGTTTCTATTTTGATTTTTTCAAAGATATAAGATTTAATAAAGGAGGATATGTTCGTATATAGACAAGGTAAGTTAAAGCAAGAGGTAATTGGTGTTAGTCCTACGGAACAAATTTATAGGCTAACGCATTTATCAAGCGGTATGGTTATAGAGGTTGAATTTGACCCTTCATCGCAAGGTTCGTATTCAGCTAATACAAACCCATATAAAGTTTACAAAGAAGTTAATGGTGTTTATACTATCTATGAGGAGTTTTATGCCAAAACAAAGTCAATGAAAGAGAATTTTGAGGAGGCTATTTTGTTTTTTGAAGATAATATTTATAAAGCTTTGAACGAAAAACCACCTCAACAACAACAACCACCATCGCCACCAACAAAACCGCCTAAAAAAGTGGATGTACCACCAGAACAAGGTGATATTGTAAAAGTGAAAAATGAATTTGGTATTGTAACGGATGTTTACGGAACAAAGGTTATTACAAGAAAATTAACCAAAGAAGAAGCAACCCGAATTTTACAAGATAGGAAAAACGCAAGTATTTCTATTGGAGTAGCTGATACAAGTTCATCAAGTTCTACACCTATGTTCAAGAAAGGTGGAGTTACACCAAAAGTAGCAAAACCAATTGTTGGGGATGTTGTAAAGGTAAAAGGTAAATACGGAGTTGTTACTGATGTTATCAATAACAAAGTTGAAGTAAAAAACATAAGTCAAACGGATGCTTTTCGCATTTTAAAAAATAAAAACTAAACAAAATGGCAGAAAATAAATTACCGAGTAGTTTTTCGGAATACGACATGGAAACAGATAACATTGTTATTTTAAGAGTGAAACCATCAAGTCCACCACCACCAGAAGGAGGTTTTCCACCACCGCCACCCGAAGATGAAGAACAAGAAGTGCCTAAAAACATTGAATACCCATTAGACGAAGAACCACCAACACCCGAAGGAGAAGGTGAAGGAGAAGGAGAAGGCGAAGGAGAAGGAGAAGGCGAAGGAGAAGGAGAAGGCGAAGGAGAAGGTGAAGGAGAAGGCGAAGGTGAAGGTGAAGGAGAAGGAGAAGGTGAAGGAGAAGGAGAAGGTGAAGGTGAAGGTGAAGGCGAAGGCGAAGGCGAAGGCGAAGGTGAATTCGGAGGTACAGACGATGAAGATTTATCATTAGAAGAACTTATGAAAAAAATTCAAAAGGAATTTGAAAGTGGTAAGTCAGCGAAAGACATACAAAACCAAAGAGATATTGAAGCTATTGAAAGCGCTTTAGCCACATCACAAGACCGAATAAAAGGTATGTTTAAAACAAAAAGTGTTGCAAGGGTAGCTATTGGAAATAGAGTATTATTTGCACAAGACAACGAACAAAGAATAGATAAAGCTTTAAATCAAATTTTTAACTAATGGAAAATACCACAAAAAAAGACTTAATGGATATTGTTGGGGAAACTGATAACCCACTAATACAAACACTTGCTAAACAAAAAATGCAAGACGAATTTGAGGGCGATGCAGTGGCTCAAAAAATGATTCAGCTATCACAATTATTAAGTGCCTCACAACAATCGTCTAATTTAGACGAAAACGAGGTAAAACGAATTGTTCGTGAAGAAATTGAAACTGATAAAATCAAGTTTGATGATTTAGACGATACTATTAAAAAGTTGTTGAATAATCAACCTACAAATGTAACCTTGACTATTAATCAAGGAACTGCCGTTAGAGTTGTTACAACAACAGTAGATGAATTTATTTTAAGACCACTTGTTCAGAAAATTTTGAGTGATATTTTAGCAAGAAATAACGTTTACTTGTATGGTGGTGCTGGAACTGGTAAAACCTATTTAGCTGGTGAGTTGAAAAAGTTTTTAGGGTGGAATTTAATTGTGGTTAATTGCAATCAATTTACTTCTGCTTTAGAATTAATTGGAGGACAAACTATTGATGGTTACCAAGAAGGTAAAGTTGTTCGTGCTTTTGGAAATTTAAACCCCGATGGTTCGCCTATGGGGAAAGGTTGTATTTTGCTATTAGACGAGTTGCCAAAAATTGACCCAAATACTGCTGGTATTTTAAATTCAGTTTTAGCCTCTATTGGTGAATACAATAGTAGTGGTGAACCAGCAACAATACAAAACGCTAAGGGCGATGTAATTCAACGTGGTGAGTGTTTTATCATGGCTACTGGAAATAGCTTACTTAACACCAAAGATGCCGAGTATGAAGCTAACTTCAAACAAGATTTGTCTTTACAAGATAGGTTTACTGGCTCAACTTATAAGGTGTTTGTTGACGAAAAATTTGAGTGGAATAAAATCATGAACCAAAAATGGGCATTTATTTTCTTGTACTTAACTAAATTGAGAAAACTTATTCAAGACGAAGGATTTACTTCTAAAGCGTTTGTTTCAGTTCGACTTATGTTGTCAGTTCAAAAAACTTACAATGTATTCAGAAGCATTAAAAGCGCAACTGGTAGTAGTAAAAGTATCACTCCAGATGGTTCTGTTTCATTTACACCAGCGCCAATATCCCAAGCATTAATAGGAGTACAACCGCCAAGTGTAAAAACAGTTGAAGATTCATTAAACGAATTTTTCAGTTTATTTACAACCGAGCAAGCCGATATTTTGAAAACTAAAAGCGACTATAAAGGTTGGTTGAATATTGTAAAAGAAAAAAACAAGTTGCCTTTAGACAAAATTAATAGTGATGCCGAGTTAGCTGAAATTAATAGCAAGTTTTAAAGCAAATGAAATTAGACAATTTATTTGATGTAATTCAACAAGTAGGGCAAAAGCCATATCGCATATTTGTAAATGATTGGGCGAGAAGCGCTATTACACAAGGTCAAGCTGATTATTCGGGTATTAGTTCTAATGGTTTTGTTTTTAAGCAATACAAAAATTTAGAAGATGCTTTTGCCCACATAGAAGAAATTAAAAATAAGCCAAACAAAAGTAGCTATGAAAATTCAGCTTTGACTTTTGTAAGCGGTTCTGTAAACGGTTCTAACTATCAAGATTTTAAATCTTTTAAAGATTTTATTAATCAACCAAGTAGAAGTTTTGAGAAGATTAAAGAAATAAGCAAAACTTTAGTTGAAAACATAAAAACGCTTATCAATTTAGGTGGTTTGTATAAGAATGATAGGATTGTTGTAACCGAAGATACAAGAGGTATTTTTGATTTTGGATTAGCAAGCTTAGGTTTGTTTAGACCTATTGAGTTCTATTCACAAAAGTTGCAAGAAGATATTAAAAAAGGCGCAATTGAAAATCCTTTTAAATTTGAGGGATTAGAAGCTGGTGTTGTAAATCCAGATAAGGTAAATAAAAAAATAATTGGTGGATTGACATTTTTTATATTCAATCACATGGGCAAGGAATATGATTGCGAAAAAAGACAAAGAGGGGCAACTAAAGTGTTTAATAGTTTTTCTAATGAATGTTTTTTAAAGCCTAACGATGATGGAATTATTTTAACTTATTACTTGAATGACCAAAACAAGGTTTATAATGGGAAGGATAATATAAGGCTTAAATATGCATCGACCAATAAAAAATCATATCTTATATACAACAAGAAGGATGATTCTGTAAAGAATGTTGATATTTTTATGCCAATTAATTTTATTGGAAATGTAAATGATAGTTCAAGGGGTTTGTTTTTGTTTCCAGCATATTTAATTTCAGCTACTTTAGAGCAATATGGTATTCAGTCAAGAATAAGCGCAATGAGGTTAGGTAGCGATGATAAAACGCAAATTACTGTTTCAATACCAGTTAAGGATTACAATGAATCAACTACTGAATCTTTTGATAGTATTTATGCTTTATTATCAAAATCTGGTTCAGCCGATAGTTTTTTTGCTTTTTTTAAAATTATAGCAGAAAATGAAGGAATTCAAGCAAAGCCTACTGGTGTTGCATACGCAAGTTTTAACGATGTTTATTACTATGAAAGAGATTATATGAATGACATGATGCAACGCTATAAAAATTGGTGTGAGGCTAATAAAGACAAAGATTTTGTAAACACAAAAGTTGTAAACCCAAACTTTCAATTTGCACTAAGTACAACTGCTTCAAACATTGCTGATTCAAGTATAAAATATGATAATATTTTAGAGTATTTACACCAAATTTTCTATAATTTTTATTACTATATGGATTTTTTAGCCATAGAAATGATTGATATGGTAGAGTTTGAAAAAAGTATTTATAAGCGAATTACAGAGGATGTTACCTTTAGAAAAATTTATAGCGTGCCAAGTTCAAAACAAGAAATTAAAGATTTGATGCGAAGCTATAGTGGTATGGCATTTCCGAATAAGCAACAAAAAAAGGATTTAAAAATTTTTTATAATCCCCTTACACCAAACGATGTTTATGTAAAATATACGGCTTATTCTTTGCAACCCGATAATAGCATTGAATCAGAAGTAAGAGTTCATTGCATAAAGCCTAATGGCTCAAAAATGAATTGTGCAGAGCAATTTGAAGATTTAAGACAACGTATGCAGTTTGAATCTAATTTTATAGAGGTTGATTTGGATGCTAATGGTAATATAGTATTTGTATGAGTAGTTTACAAGACATTGCAGATTCTTTAATAAGAATAGCATACACCGATAAGGAAGAAAGGTATAGTTGGATTCCGCTTTTAGCTAATAAGTTAAAAAGCGTTCCAAGTAGTGAAATTACTAACGAGCAAAGGCTACTAATATCAGAAATATTAGATAGCTTAGGTGAAGAAGTTTTCTATGCTCAAAAATCAGAAGCAGAAGCTACTGGCGAAGCGAAAAAGCAAGCTAAACCTACAAAAGCAAAAGCTACCAAAGCCGTAGCGGTAAAACCACAACCGCAAGTAATTGAGGTCGTAGAACCAAAAGTCGTTGTTGAAGAACCCGAAGTGATTGTTCCTACACCTACACCAAAAGTGGAAGCTAAACCTAAATCGGTTAATCGACCAAAGCAAGCTTGCACAAGCACAAGTTAATATATTGAAAATGATGGCTGACAAAACCGACAATTTCAAGACTAAAGACAAAGAAACTTTAGAAAAAATCGATGCAAGCTTAGACAAAATTATTGCAAAATTGAAAGAGAGTAATCCCGATGCTTTAAAATCAACGGCAAGAAAAACTACTGGTAAGGCAAAAGCCAAAACCACAAGTGCTTCAACTACTGGAGGGAAAAACAATGTAATGGCATTAGCTAAAAAAATTCGTAAACCAAACGAATCATGGACAGATGCACAAAAAAGAGCAAAAGAAAGCTTGCAAGGAGAAATTAAACAAGCTAATAAAGTAGTTACTTCGGAATTACAAAAGCTTAAAGCTTTTATTAATAGAAGAAAGCAATTAAAAGGTATTGCTGGAACTGACTTGCTTAGGGATTCCAAAAGACAAGCCAAACCGAGAGGTCAAAGAATATCAAAAGATGGAAATGTTTACTACGAGTACCGAGAAAATCGTATTGATAGATTAGCGCCTAACTATCCTAAAAATGCGCCTTTATTAGCTGGAGGCGGAAGCTTAAATAATCCAAAAAAATATGTGGGTAAGCATTTTATAGTTGCTGACGAACTTTTTTATATTGGCGCTTTTAATGATACAAACCTACAAAGGTCTGTTCGTTATCTCAATAAATTAGGACAAGAAAATAATATTAAAAGTCAAAAATATCCAATGTTTCGTGTGTTGATTATTGAAAGAAATAATAAACTAAATTTTTATGATGAAAACCAGTCTGTTGTTGAAACAAGTTTGGTTTACATGACTTTAGATAGACTAAAAAATATATTAAAAAACACTAAATTAAGCAGTCAAAAGTTGCCACCAAAATTTGCTAAAAAAGTACAAGAATCAAAAAAATATTTTGACGAATTTGAATCCAAAAAATTTGCCGATGGCGGTGGTGTTGATGGTATCGAAGAAGATATTGACATGACTGATGATTATGTTTTAAGAGTAAACAAAGGTGTACAACCCGAAGATAGAGCAAGTATGAAAGAATGGATGGCTAAAACAAACGAATCAAGAGAAGCAATGGCTTACAAATTAGGAGGCACTGTTGTTTCTGATTTAGCTGGTCATACTGGAGGTTCATTTGGCACTGGCAATCCAACATTGTTAAATGGAAACACTGGCGAATATTATACTGGATTAGTTGGTGAAACTGGTGCTTTGTCAAGCGGTGAAATGTTTGAAGGTGGCGGAAATTTGTCAAGAGATAGAAAATATGTAAACTATCGTGAAGATTACGAAGTTCGTTACTCAAAAGGTAAAGGCAGACATGGTTATGGTAATTTGAAATTTGATGATGGCGGTGGAGTTTCTAAATCGCTTCGTTATGAGGATATTTTAGAAGTTTTAAAAGAAAAAATTGAAGATTCTGTTCAAGAACTACCAATAGAGTATGAGCAATCTGAAAACTTTGTAGGTGAGGAGGTAGAAAAAAATTCAAGGGATGGTTTTATTGCCTACACAGATGGTGGTTACGAGGTAAGATGGTTTGAAAGTGTTAATATGTTCAATAGTGGCGGTTATTCTTTGCCTACAAAAGTTTTAGATGCAGAGATGCAAAGACAAGTAGATAATAATTATCAGTATGCTAAAGAAAGATTTGAAAATGAATACCCAAGCATAGTTGAAGAACTTGGTGAGGAAAATATAGACTACAATTCTTTATACGAAGCTGGTTATGAAAGTGAAGCAGAGGAACTTTCAGAGTTTGAAAGCGATAACGATGATACTATCATGTGTGAAATAGGTGCATATTATTACGACACAAATAATTATAGAGGTATTGAAGGTAAACATACACTAAGGTTATTTGGTAACGTGAATTTGGAAAGTCCTTATCATAGACAAGGAAACTTGGATGACAGTTACGACATTGACATAACTTTTAATTCAATTAAAGAGTTAAAAGAAAAAGTTGATGCTGGATTAAAACAAATTTTAGATTGGTTTGATGGCAAATACTACAATGATTCAAAAGCCGAAATGAAAATACGCAGAATGGCTAAAGGCGGTGGAGTTCGTAAAGTAGGAAACCGAGTGTATTCTTTAGGTAGAAATTGGACAAACGACCATAAGCACACTAATAAGTCTGAAAAACACGAAGTAAATTATAATAGAAAAATAATATGGATATATCACAAAAATTACATTTTTTAAGCGACCATGCAGAAGAAGTTTATGGAAGTCCAATTGTAAAAGGACAAACAAATCCAAAAATGAATGAATTTTTTGGAAAATTAATTTATGAAAAATATGACGATTTGCCCTTAAATACAAAAGTTGCTTTAGTTATGCACACAACTCGTGGTCAATACGCAAAAGGCGCTATTGTTCCAAGCAAGTATAACGTTTCAATTCAATACCCAACAAAATCGTCAAGGTCTAATTGGGCAAGTAATGATAATGTAGATATTAAAGTTGTTGCTAAAAATAAAGTAGAAGCAGAAAAGAAAGCTTTAGATGAATTTTCAAAAAAGTTTCCAATGCAAAAACCAAATTATGTACGAGTAACTAAAGACGAAGTTTCTTCTTTTGATAATTTAAGTTTAAAAAAAGGCGGTATGATGCCAAAAGTATCTGCCAAAAAACACAGAAACGATTAATTATAAAATTGTAAGCATGAAATTATTTACAAAAGCCGAAAACGCTAAATTGTTTGCCAATTACTCCAAAGGGAGTAATATGGCAAACCAAAACGTAGTGGTTAAGATATTTAATCCGTATGGCAATGGGCGATGGTACATTATGAATTCAGACCCTAATGACCCAAACTATTTGTGGGGTATTGTTGACTTAGGCTATGGTGCAGAAGTTGGTAGCATTTCTCGAAGCGATTTGGAAAATTATAGAAACCGATTTGGTTGGGGGTTTGAAAGAGATATGTCTTTTAGACCAAAAAATGCAAAAATGGTTTTAGAAGGATTGCGAAATGGTGAGTTTTTTGCTGGCGGTGGCGAAGTAGAGTTTATCGATTATGGTGATTCAGAAATCATGTTTGAGCCAAATTCCAAAAAATATTATGCTAACGAAATGGAATTCGATACCCTTGAACAAGCTAAAAAGTTTATAGATAGTGGCGAAGTTCCGTATTTTATTAAAGATGCTTATTCAAAAGGTATGTTTAAAAAAGGCGGTGCTTTATTAACACCCAAACAAAGATACATAGCCGAATTAAAAGGCTTAACTGGTTTGCAACAAAAAGCTATTGAGGACTACATTGACGAAAACAATTTGACAAGCGATGAAGTATTGCGTATTGTTATTGGATTAGGTAGAAAGCAAATTAGCAGTAGCGATGTTAGCACTGCAATCGTAGGTAAAAAAAACAATTCTGAAAGCAAAAAGTTGTTAGCTTTTGCAATGTCAGACGAAGCTTTAAAAGCAGAATATGGTGCTTTTATGGATGGTGTTTATGCTGGCGGTGGAAGTATTTCTAATTTTGACCCAATGAGTTTAATGGGAAAAACATTTTATAGCTTACAAAGTCATGGTAAAATAATTAATGTTAGAATTTTATCAGACGACAACATCAAAATTAAGTACGAGGTATCAAACACTTTTAGTGTTGAAAAAAGCTTTACTAAAAAAGAACTTTTTGATATGGCTAAAGGGAAAGAAGTTGATGGCAATAGTATATTAAAAAGCACGATGGCTAATGGTGGGTTTATGGATGGTGTTTATGCTGGCGGTGGTGGTGTTTCTGATAAATTCGTAATAACCAAAAAACCCGATGCAAATTCATTATATTATATAGTTTATTCTGAAAATGGCAAAAAAGTTCCAAGTAGCGAATTACCAACCAACATTGGATATGGTAAAATCAAAAATGAATTTTTATCAAAAAGAAAAAGATATGATAATTCACTTGGTTTGCAAGATGCGGTTACTATCGTTATGAAAATGAATGATAAAGAAAGTTATTCTGGCGGTGGCAAAACAACCTTTGCTGATAAGTCAAGTGCAATAGCCAAAAACTTTGTTGGGAAAGCCGTAGAACCTAAATACCAAAAAGAATACGGAAAACGCTACGATGCAAAAGAGGCTAAAGAAGTTGGTAACAAGATTGCTGGAAAGCAAAAAGCTTCTTACAACCAAAAATATATGGATTATGGAGGTGATTTCCCAGATTATGGTGAAACAGTTAGTGGTGAAGATATTGACTATGATATGAAAGATTATTTCAATAGAACTAACAAAAAATTGTTAATAACCACCAAAGACAAAAAGCAACACATAAATGGCGCAGTAACTAAATTTTACAATGATTTAATATTTGTAGCTAAGGATAAGCACGATATTCCAGTTAAAGATATTTTAAAAGTAGAAATTTTAAAAGATAATACCGCTAATGTTGAAAAACCAAAAAAGAGCATGAAAAGCGGTGGCAGTGTAAAAAGCGATAAACTAAAGCAAGTAACCCAAAAAGCGAAAGAAATTCGTAAAGAAGGTGAAAAATGGCAAAGTGCTATGAAGCGTGCTTATGCTATGATGAAGTAATTATAAGCGAGGTATTAAATTCAACCCTTAATGCCTTGCTATTTAATTAATTATTATATTTGTCAATTAATAACCTAAACAATAAAATAAACACTATGGAAACGATTAAAGATTTATTGAGTAAGCTTGACAACCAAGTAACACCATCGATGGCTAAACGTTTAGATGGATTGCAAGCGTTGCAAGAAAAAGCAGAAATTGCCAAAGAAGAATACGAGGCAAACCCAACGGATGAAAAAGAAGCGGACTTGAATGAAATTCAAGAATACATTGTTGACCAAATGGAAGATATTGTAGAAGATTTAAAAGTTCTTGTTCGTAGAAAAAAATTCGCAGAAGAAGAAGCAAGTTCAAGACAAGCTACTCCTAAAGGTGATGAAAAACCTAAAGGTGAAGAAAAAGAAGAAAAAGAAGGTCTTGGAATGTTTGGTTGGATTTTCGGGGGTGCGTTACTTGTTGCTTCGTTTGGCGCAATTAACTATTTCAGAAATAATAGATAGTGGACAGAAAGAAAAAAATATTTTTAGCTATTGGTGTTGTCGGAATGGCAGTAGGGGGTTTCGTGCTTGCTAAATTTTTGACCAGAAATGTTCGGAAAATTAGAGGTGGTTCGGTAACCCTACAAACATTTGATACACCGCCAGTAGAAGAACCATTAACCGAATAGGATATGTCGAAGTACACAAAAGTGAATATCAAAGTACCCGATGTAAATAGAACCTATGTTAGTGGTGCATATAATTATTCAAAACCAGAAGTTATTACGGCTAATAAAGCCATGATGGACAAAATATACAAGCAGTACGGAACTTTTATTAACAAGTGGGGTATTGAATTTGAAATTGACGATTCAGTTTTAGTAGGATTCATAGCCACTGAAAGTGGAGGTATCAATGCACCGCCAAATAGATATAACGCTACTGGATTAATGCAAATGACACCCGATGCAGTTTGGGAAACTATTGTAAAGTGGGATAAAATGGTTGGAAGCGCTTTGTCTAAAACGGCTTTGTCGTATTTTAATAGAATTATACCATCAAGCAAAAAGTATGACCCAAACGTTTTGCCATCAAGTGCAGTAAAAGCAGAAATTTCCAATGCTTTGAAAAACAATAGTGAGTTTAACATTGCAATTGGAACGGCTTGTATAAGATGGTTGTTAGAGGCATTTAGGTCAGATGGTAAAACAGAATTAAACAAAGTAATGGTATCTTACAACGCTGGATACTATTCAATGAGGAATCTTGTTAAAGGAAACCCAACTTCTGAAAGCTTATTGAAAAACAAAAAGATACCATTAGAAAGTAGAAGCTACTTACTAAAAATGCTTGGAGTTAATGGCTTCATGGATTTATGGTTTCAAAATAAAAAATAAAAAAATGTTTAAGTTTCTTTATTTGTGTTGGAAAAGTTTTACTAAAGGCGACTATTGGATTTACTTCGGTAGTTCACTGGTATTAGGATTACCTTTTATTCAGTGTTTTAGTGTTTTTTTTGAATTGCCTTTTAAAACTGGTAATTTCAATTGCAGACAAGTTTTGTTACTCGGATTAAGTTGGTTGTTTTTTCTACTTGTATCTGAATTAGCAAATATGAAATTTAATAATAAGTTCTATTACAATCATGGTAACATTTACTGGGGTTTAATAGGCTTTAGTATAGCTTTATTCTTAATGCGATAAGTATGGCTTACACAATTAAAAAATATTCGTTTACGCAAGCTAAGAAGCTTGGTGTTGAGATAAAGCCATCAACAAACATATTGAAAAAAATCGATGTGTTTAAAAATGGAAAAAAGGTAGCTTCGATTGGGGCAAGGGGTATGAACGATTACCCTACCTATTTGGAAAAAGAAAAGAAAGGGTATTACCCAAAAGGTTACGCACAAAAACGTAGGATGCTTTATAAAGAAAGGCACAAAAAAGACCGAAACGTGCTTTACTCGAATGGATATTACGCTGATAAAATACTTTGGTAAAAAGAAACTTGACAACACATAGTTAATGAGTTATTAAAAAAAAAATAATAACTTAAATTAAAGTAAAATGACAAAGAAAACAAAAATGGTATTAGGTGGAGTAGCCGTATTAGGTTTAGCTTATTACCTATGGAAAAAAAGCCAAGATGGTGGAATGGCAAGCATGAGTGGTTATTCTAACTTCGATGGTGTAAGAATGAGCCGTTTTGCTAACGCAAGCGGAATGGGTTCAACTTCAACTGGTAGACAAAGAGTTTGTGTAAGACAAGAAAAAGATGGTTCTACAACCACTTACACTTCTTTTGGAGGTCGTTGTCCTTATGGTGGAACACCAAGCGTTTAATATATAAATTATGGCATTAGTATATGAAAATGTTGTTCCTAATTCGTATAGGAATGATTTCGTAAAAAAAGTTAGGGAGGTATCTACTCGATTAGATATTGACCCTAACTGGCTAATGGCAATTATGTATTTTGAAAGCGCCAAGAGTTTTTCACCGAGCATACAAAATAGTATTGGGGCGACTGGATTGATTCAATTCATGCCAAGCACCGCAAGAGGATTAGGTACTTCAACTACTGCACTAAAAAATATGTCAGCCGTAGAGCAATTGGATTACGTTGAAAAATATTTGCGTGTGTACAAAGGGAAAATTAAATCTTATGTAGACACTTATTTTGCAGTATTTTTTCCTTTAGCAATTGGCAAACCAGACGATTGGGTATTGCAAGGTGGTGGACTTACCGCAAAACAAGTTTACGATAGCAACCCAGCGTTCCGTAAAGTCAAAGATGGAAAATTGCGAGTTTGGGAAGTTAAAAAGGTAATGCTTGAAAAATTACCAAGAGAATGGGTAAATAATGGTACTTTAGGATTAGCAATTAAGTCTTACAAAGATTATTTACTGATAGGATTAATATTAATAGCCGTTGGAGGTTTATACATTTACAGAAATGTTAGAAGAAAATAACAAAGAAGAAATAAAAGGCGAGGTTAATAGCCAAATACATAAACACTTGTCTACAATATTCATTGTAGTGGGTATTGTTTCATTTACTTTGGGTGCAATTGTAAACTATTATACTATTAAAAGATTAAACGGAAGTAAGCCATGAAAATAAGCGGACAAGTTTTAGATAGTAGAGGTAATGAATTAGCCTTAGCCAATGTTACAATTACAACTGGCGACAAAGCCAATAAATTAGGAGTTGTAGCAGACTTAGATGGTAAATTTGAAACTGAAAACGATTTAATTAATCCAGATTCAATTTTCAAAGTAAGTTACGTTGGATTTTTGCCACAATCTTTTAAAGCAAGCGAGTTAGTAGACAAAAAAATTACTTTATTAGAAAGCAATGAACTACTAACCGAAGTTAATGTATTTTCAAAACCTATACGAACTGCAAAACAGTCTGGTAGTGCCTTAAAAGCACATATTCAAAGCAACAAATTCACCTATGCTGGAATAGGTGGTCTATTGGGATTATTCCTTATAGTAAAATCATTTAAAAAATAATTATGGAAGCACAATCAACTGCACCAGCAACTACTCCAGCGCCAGCTACTGCGCCAGCGCCCGAAGTTGCAAACGTAACATACCAAGCACCAGCTTCAACTCCACAAATGGAAACTGGCGGTGCTATGGAAACTATTGCCAAGCCTAAAATGAATATTAAGGATATTGTGATTAGCGCATTGTTAGTGGCTTTGTCTATTTATGGTATTTTCTATTATAGAAAGGCTATCAAAAAACTTGACGAACAACCAAGTTCCGAAGAATTTGATAACATGAGTGGCGATATTGAGGAAGTGAAATACAACCTTCAAAAAGCGTTAGGTAGAAAATATCAAAAAACCTAAGATAAAGTTCACATGAAAGACAAGTGCTACAAAAAAGTAAAGGCTACTTATGATGTTTTTCCTTCGGCAAGAGCATCACAAGCTATTGCTAAGTGTAGAAAAAAGTCTGGCGAAGTGAAAAAATCAACTATTGGATTGAACCTTAAAAGATGGGGTGCTGAAAAGTGGATTGATACTTTAACTGGTAAACCATGTGGCGCTGGTGGAAGTAAAGAATATTGTAGACCAACCAAAAAGGTTTCGTCTAAAACACCCAAAACGCTATCTGAAATAAGCAAAGCAAAGCTTAAAAGCAAGCAAGCGGAAAAAAGCAAAGTGGGTATGGGTAAAAGAGTAACAAAAATTTAAGATTAAATAAGCTATGGCACAAAGTAGAGGATTAGGCGATACGATTGAAAAGGTTACTACCTTTTTGGGAATTAAGCAATTAGTTGAAAAACTCAATCCAGATTGCGGTTGCCCTTACAGAAGGGATTATTTAAACGAAAAAGTTCCTTATAACTTTGAATCTTACAAAAGAATATTAAAAAATAAATTATAAAAATATGAAAGCAACAAATGTATTATGGTTTGGATTAGGCTTAGGAATAGGCTATGTGTTTATGAAAAAAGATTGGGGTCGTAAAGTTGTAGAACCAATAGCAGAAACAGTTTTGGAAGCTACTAAAGAAGTGGCTTTGGATGTAAAAGATACAGTTGTTGATACTGCAAAAGCTACTAAGTGCGAAGCCGAGTGGGTTAAGTTTTCTTCAACTGCAAGATTTGGCTCAAAAGAAGGCGCTGAACAAGCAAGAAAAGATTTTATGGCAAAATGTATGGCATAACATAAAAGACAAAACCAATGAACTTAAACGAAGTTACTTACGGAAACCCTTCAAAGGAACAATACCTAAAAATCACCAAAAGGTGTATGGTAGATACTTTGTTTGAAAAACTAAAACAACATAGTTTCCCGAATAATGATTCAGAAATGGTTAAGGATGAACTTAACGAAATTGTGGATTATTTGCACGTTATGGATAATGATGAAAATGAAACTTATTTAAAAAGGTACAAGTCTTATGACCGAAACTTAATTCAAGTGATTAATGCTACCTTTTTAAAAAGGGGGATTGAAACGGATGAACTTTGCGTTGATGTGGTAAAAGACATTGAAAACTTAATTTTCAAACTAAAATTTTTTTTTCAAAGACCAAGACCAAGCCAATTAGCGCAATATTATAAGTTGAAATTGTTTCCATACAATAGCTATGTGGCTAACACACCTTCTTACCCTTCTGGACACACCCTACAAGCCTTTGTTATTCTAAACATAATTGGTAACTTGCACCCAAAGGAATATTCTTTTTGCAAAGAAATGATTGACGATATTGCTTATAGCAGATTGTACTTAGGGGTTCATTACCCAAGCGATAATGATTTTGCAAAATTAGTAGGAGAAGAAATTTTGAAACAACCAGAATTTGCCAAGAAATATGGAATATGAAACACACCGAATATGATTTACAAAGCGCAATAAGTTGGTACTTGACAAGCCAATATAACGATGTGTTATTTTTGTCAGATACAATAGCTAACTTGAAGCTTACCAAAATGCAAGCCATTAGAAATAAAAAGATTCAAAAGCATGGTTTCAAAACACCAGACTTACTTATCTTAGAGCCAAGAAACGGATATAGCGGACTTTTTATTGAATTAAAGATAGCAACACCATTTAAAAAAGATGGTACGATTAAAGCAAGCAGTAAAGACCACCTTAAAGGGCAGTTGGAAAGCATTGAAAAGCTTAATCAAAAAGGGTACAAAGCTTGCTTTGCAGTAGGTTTTGAAGAAACCAAGAAAATAATAGACGACTATTTAAAGTAAACTATGGATAACCAAGAACAAAAAACAACAACAACCCTATTTTCCGAACTAAACAAAACAATACAAGTTTTGGGAGTGGAAAAGTTAGTGGACATTCTCAAACACATTCGCAAAAAGAGTGTGGAAATTACACAAGACCAAGTTGACCAATCAGAAGTTATCATTAAGACTGTTTGTGAGGAATTTGCTATTTCGATAGACGAGTTTTATTCGCACAAGCGGTTAAACGATAGGCGATACGCAGTAGGTGTATGTGCCTTATTGCTTCAAAACAAGGTAGGACTTGACAATTCTGATATATCATTCTTACTACGCAAGCCAGCAGATATTGTTTCTATTTACAAGAATTCAATAAATTTGCTTCGGGATGTAAGACCCGATGATTTAAAAATCCTTAAACGTATAGCCAATATAAATTCAAAACTAAAAGATTTACAAAATGAGTAACCAAGAAACATTTGAACCAGAAATTATTGATAGTGATTTTCACCGCTTGATGCGCCAGTAAAGCAAAGGAGTTATACTTCGCACAAGATTGATTCTACGCAACCAATGCCCGAATTGGAAGTTCCAACTTTTGAAACACCAATGTACACTGCTTTTGACGAACCCGAAGCAGAAGAAAAAGAAGAAAGACGACCATTCAACGAAGCGTATAGCGAATTAGATGGTAAGGAAAAGGCTATGGGTGCTGAAATGATGGCTGAAATGACTTTGGACTTATACGAAAAAGGTTGTGGATTCTTAGGTAAGTTACCCGAAATTAGCGAAGCTAAATTAGATAGGCGTATTGGTATGACTGACGAGCAATTGTTGGCTTACTATTTTGTTACCGACTTAGGTACAAAAGGGGTGCAAGCGTTCATGTTAAAGAAAACCGCTGACAATATTCTAAATAGCTTAAAAGAAAACACAATTGCTTTAAAAGAAAGTAGAGCGCCAAAACCAAGAGCAGAGCAACCAGCAAGACCGCAAGCTTCAAGCGTAGAATATACCGAAGATATAAGTGAGGTTGTTTCAGAAAGACCAAAAGCAAGCAAGCCAAAAACAAACTTAGACGAACAAATTGAGTTTTTTGCCGAGCCAGAAGAAGTTGGTGTTTTTTCAAACTTGAAAGATAATGGTGGATTTAAAGAAGCGTTCCAAGAACCCGATGGTATGCCCGAATTTGGTAACGCTGATATTTTAGCTGAATTAGAAAGATTGAGTGGCGAGCCAGAAAAGCCAGTTCGTAAAACAAGAGTTTCTAAAGCGCCAGTGAAAAAACCAAGAACACCAAGAAGTAAAAAATAATGGAGTTAAGAGAACCAAAATTAGGAGTAGCCGTTGGTAGAAAAGGTTGCGGTAAAACCTATACTACTAACTTGATGATTAAGCAATATGTTATGGGGAATCCAGCAAAAGGAGTTCCCCCTCGTAGAGCGTTGATTCTTGATGTCAATGATGAATTTGAAGATATTAAGGCATTAAGATTGTCTGATGTTATGCGTTTTTCTGCACACCCACACATTGAAGCAAGAAGGATTAGACCATTCCATGATAGTGGAGTGCGTATGACTATTAGCGAAATTCAAGATACATTATTTAAAATTCTAAACGATTATAGAGGTGGATTATTACTTATCGAGGACATCAATAGATACATTTCAGACTACCTCCCAAACGACTTGGTTGGTGCAATATGTACAAACCGACACACTGATACGGACATCATATTACATTTTCAGTCAGTAGGTCGAGTTTCACCAAAGATTTGGCAAAACTTAAATTGGATTAGGTTTCACAAGAACACCGATTCAGTAGACAAACATCGTGGTAAGTTTGAGGACAAATACGAAATGCTAAAGCTGGTAGAGAATTATGTAAACCAAGAATACCATAGCGGTAACCAACGATACTTTTGGTACGTTGACATTGACGACGAAAAAATTAAAGGTGTAGATAGGAAAAAGTTCAGTGGAATTATAGAGCAATACCTATCTGAAAATTACCGAAAATTAATTTCGCCAATGCTACAACAAAAGGATTTAGGTGGTGGGCAAAAGAAGCACACACCGCAACAAGCAGTTCAAATTCAAAAAGATAGGATTTTAAAATATTATTTAGGGTAATGAAAAAAGAAGAAAGATGGTTTTTCACAAAGTTTTTTTGTGAAAAAAACGAGCCGAGTTCAAAACGGCTTGTAGGTATAGTGGGTTCATTTTGCTTATTTGCTTCGCTTATATTGGGTGGCTTTTCAGAAACATTCAAAATTCCAAGTGATGCTTTGGTAGATGCAATAGCTTTACTATCTTTTGGTTCATTAGGAATTACTGGTGCAGAACGTATTTTCAGTAAAAAAACAAATAAAGACGAACAAGAAAAAATAGATTAGTATGAAACTATCAGAACACTTAGACTTAGCCGAAGTTATTAAAAGTGATACGGCAAAAAGAAGCGGTATATCAAATATGCCAACACCAGAACATTTGGAAAACTTTAAAAAGTTAGCCGTAAACGTTTTTGAACCAATCAGAAAACACTTTGGAGTTCCTATTCACATAAGCAGTGGGTATAGAAGCAAGGCTCTTAATACTGCTATTAAGGGAAGCTTGTCCTCTCAACATTGTTCGGGTGAGGCGATTGATATTGACATGGATGGTAGCGCACATGGAGTTACTAATAAAATGGTGTTTGATTTTATCAAAAACAATTTGTCTTTTGACCAATTAATTTTTGAGTTCGGTACAAAAGATGCACCCGATTGGGTTCACGTTTCTTACGAATCAACTGGAAAACAACGCAAGCAAGTTCTTAGAGCCGTTAAAAAAGGTGGTGTAACTAAGTACGAACCTTATAAATAAATTTTAAAACTATGATGCCGACAATTAGCACAAGCAAGCTTGCAAACCTTATATTATGCGTGGTCTGCTTAGTCTTATTTGCAATGTTATTTAACAAATGTGAAAATGAAGATTTGCAATTGGCTAATGTTGATGCTTTAAATTCTCAACTCACAACTTATAAGCTGAAAAACGGACAACTTGTTACTTCGGCTAAAACATTGTCTTACACAAATGCTCAACTTAAAAATTCTTTGTTGGGCAAAGACAAAACTTTGAAAGAGGTTATGGCTAAATTTGCCAAAGTGCAAAGCGTAACCAAATACGTTACCACTACTAAAATTGATACCATAGCTATTACCTACACCGATAGCATACCTTGTATCTTTAATAAGGATGGTGCTATATTCCATGATTGGTACTCGCTCGGATACAAGTCAAATCAAAAGGGTATTACCATTACCGAATTGTACATTCCCGATTCAGTAGCAATAGTTACTGGAACTAAAAGAAAATGGTTCTTGGGCAAACAAACCCAAACCATAGATATTACCCACACAAACCCATTTGTGGAAACCGAAGCCGTACAACACATCGAGGTTGTAGCTAAACCTAAGTGGTATGAAACCACAATCTTTAAAGTAGGTTTAGGATTTCTTGGAGGCTTCCTATTAGCTAAATAGCTAATTTCAATCAAGGCATTAAAAAATTATTTTGTTTTATTTCTTTACTAAACTTCTATTGCAGTAGTTCAATATTCTAATTTTGGATTGTTATTATATCTGCATATAATAATTATAAAAAATAAGTTTAATTTAATTCATTCTGTAATGCAAAAAGAAGTTGTATCTGTTTTGAAAAGTGTAGCCGTTGTAGTAGCTGGTGTGTTAGTTGCAAACTACATTGAAAGAAAAGCATTGTTCTCTAAGGTGTTAGCACCAAAAGGAGAATAATAAAAAAAGTAAAGTATAAATTTTAAAAATTAATAAAAATGTCAAACGTAAAAAGATATTTGCAAAATGCACAACGTAGTGCAATGGAAAATTTCGCCAATGCTGATGGATTCATCGATGATGATTTGTCATTCACTGGAGATGATTTCTTCAACGCAGTTGGTTCAACTGTAATGGCTAACGTACAAACTTCACAACCATACATCGTTGATATTACATCAACTTCTGGTTCTGCCGTTTCTAACTTTGAAATTTTAGGTTCTTACCAATACCTAAACAACGCTGGTTTCCAAACCAATGGTGATTTAGTAATTGGTTCAATCACTATTTCTTCTGGTATCTCTGATATTAACTATCGTGAAATGTTGTACCAATTCATGAATAATCCTTATTCAGTTGGTTTAACTTACATTCAATCTGTTACTGCTAACCAAGTGTTAGAAACATTATCGATTAACACTCGTGATGCAAATGGTAACTTGGCGCAAAAAACCTTAGTGCCTACAATTGACCCTTACCAGCAACAAACTACTATTATCGCTATGAAGTATGCTTATCGTATCGATGGTTTCACAAAAATCATCATTCGTCAAGTTCTTGCTAACGCAAGCATCAAATTATACTTCTACCCAGCAGATAATATCAACCTTGCTCGTGCATTGGCTGGTCAATCAGTAAGCAGACAATTCGGAACTCCGCCAGTAACTAATGGTCAAACCATTAAAATTAAAGCGTAATTATCATAAAATTGGTATAACCGAATTAATTGTATAATTTTAAAAGGGCAAGTTTGAATTAATTCTACTTGTCCTTTTTTTACTTAAAACAAAAATTATGTCAGATTTTAATGATATTGCAAGAAGGAATCCTAAAGGTGCTGAAATGGTAATAACCAGCTTTGGTTATGAAATTGTAGACCGAAGGGATTTAGGCAGAAGCTTAAACGAATTAGTAGCCAGTGAAGGCGAAAATGCGTTACGCAAGGTGATGGAAATACACCCCGATAAAGACTTAATTTTAGAGTTGTTTTCCAAAGAGAAAAAAGAAGAAAAAGGTTGTTCATGTGGATATTGCAGAAATAGACAAATGGCTGATATGCAATACTTAAATGCAAGTGGCGCACAAGCCACACAAACTGCTTCTTCTAACACTTTAGCGCACCAAACAAATGCAATTCTGGTTGTTTCGGCATTATTTATAGCAACTGCATTAATTATTAAAAATAAATAGTATGAACGTACAAAAAGAATCAAAATTAGGCGCACACGCAGTTATGTGGGCGGTTACTAATAAAAGACAAGAAGTTCAAGATTTACTTAAAAGAAATGGGTTTGTTCCTTTAACTGGAAGTTGGGATTCATTAAAGCCACAAGCTTTAGCAAGTTATGTTAAGAAGGCTCTTGAAACAAAAACATTTAAAGCTGATTTTCTTGCTTTGATGGCACAAAATCCACAATGGGCAACAAGTTATATGTCTATGCAAGGTGAGTTTTCTAACGCAAGTGGAAGTGTAGCTGATAGTTCTTTAAACTTAACTACTGCAATAGGTAGCGGTGATACACCTAAAAAATCTTGGTTTACTGCTGACAATATTCAAAATACTTTGAATACTGGTTTAAATGCTTTCTTGACTTTAGACAAAAACAAAACTGACAGAGAATTAGCGAAAGCTTCGGAAAACGTTGCAAAATTTAATGCGCAAACTGGAGGCACAACGGATGGAGTGCCATCTACAACAAAATCAAACACTGGCCGACTTTACCAAGTTGGTAGAAGCTAATGTAGAATTTATATAAAAAAAGTATTATGAGTAGTTATTCTTTTAATTCTGGCACTTCATTTAACCCTTCTACTGGAGTAGGATATACTTTTGGTTCGGGTAGTACAAGCGGTACAACCGCAAGCACTCCAAGTGGCTCTCGTGTTGGAAATTTTTTCAATAGTCCTTCGGGTCAAAACATCATATCGCAAGGAGTTGGCGCATTATTTAATTTTGCTGGAACTGCTTTTGCAAGCAACCAAGCAAGACAAGACTTAAAAGGTCAAGCTAATATTGTCGCACAACAAGGTCAAAATCAACTATCCGTTGCGCAAGAACAAACTAAGCAAGCACAACTTGCGTTAGAAACTGCAAGATTACAAGGCGCTGGTGGTGGTGGTAGTACCGCTTTATACATAGGTCTTGGAGTAGTTGGTGTTGTAGTCTTAGGAGTAGTAATATTTGCAGTAACAAGAAGAAGTAATGTATAATGGAAGATGCTAAAGATTACATGACAGAAGTGAAAGATATTGTTAACAAAGACAAACGAGAATTGTTAATGATGACTTCAAAAGCCTCCGTAAATGGTGCGGTAACTGGTCTTGTTTTAGGTCTTATGGTAGGTTACTACAAAAACAAAAACATATACGTTACTGGATTAGTAGGCGCAATTATTGGTGGGGTTTCCACCGCAATTTTAGTAAATAAAAAATAAAAAAATGGAAAAATTAATGTCCAAAAAAGTATTAGTAGGCGCTGGTTTAGTATTGGTAGCCTATTTGGTTTATAAGGCTTATGTTAAAAAACAAGCTGATAAAGTATTAGCTGATGCCGAAGCGGTTAAAAAAGCCGAAGAATTAAAAGTTCAACAATCTGCAAAACCAGCACGCTAATATGCAAGCTAACGACAAAAACGTATTAATAGCACTATCAATATTGATAGGTCTATTTATGCTTAATAAGTCAAGGATTCAGATTAAAAGAAATAAATTGAAAGCTTCTGCTTATGCGGAATAATAATTAACTTAAAATTTTAAAATCATGAAAAACAAAGGATTTTTAGCTGGTGCATTAGGACTTGCACTATCTTTAGCAGTAATTTACGGAATGGTATGGGTTGCTGGCAAAGGATGGAAGAAAAGCCAACAATAATTAGTTATTTTTACTAAAAAATAATACCATGAATGACAAAACAATAGGTAACGCTTTAATTGCAGTAGGTATAGGTGGATTAATCTATCTATACTTTGGTGTTTATAAGCCAAAGATGCAAGGTATAAAAGATGCCGAACAACAATTCAAATCCAAGAAATAACAACAAAATGGAAGTAGTAAGAACCGACAAAAGCGCAAACCAATTATGGAAAGAAAGTGGAACTTCTTTAAGTTTTGCTGAATGGTTGCAAAGAGAAAAAGACAAAGGTAATTTTATACCAAACAAAAGTGTCGTTTTAGATACGGAACAATTCGTATCTGATTCAACCGCAACTATTCGGAATGTTTTAAAGTTAGATACACCAGAAGCAGTTGTTGCAAAAGATGCAAACACTGTTTTTGGCTTAAACAAATGGCTTTTGTTAATGAGTTTAGCAATTATTGGAGGTGCGGTAGCTTATAACGTTTACAAAAAAAGGAGGTAGTTATGAATATCCGTATGCAGACAAGGTACGATGAAATGTGCTTGGTTATTAAGGTAGCCGTTACAATGCCGACAGTCGTAAGGTTAAAAATCTATGACGAAGAAAAACCCAAAACCGTTTTTACCGATAGGTACAAAACAGTTGATGGGGAATTTACATTTTATGTTCGTATGCCTTTAACTTCAAAATCGATTGTAATTGCAATTTATGATGATAAGAAAGGTAATTTGCCTAAAGAAAAAGAAACAAACATAAAGGTTGTTTCAATCGACAAAACACCGCTTGAAAAAAGATTGGATGTAGTTGATATTGGAAACAACAATGTTGCCAATTTTGTGAATTTTGCGCAAAGATTTTGCTTTAATTCAAATTATTTAGCGGTAAATCAATCGTATCAATCTGATAGTGGAAATTTAGTAATTGAGTATCTACCTACGATTGTAAACCAAAACGGAAAGGAATTGACTACACCAGCAAGGATTTCTAAAACCACTGGTAGGATTCAAGTTTCTAAAAAGCAATTTGACACATACACTGTGCCTATGAAATTTGCTATTCTTTGCCATGAATTTAGCCACTTTTATGTGAATGATGATATGAACAATGAAAGCGAAGCTGATTTGAACGGATTGCTAATATACTTGGGTCTTGGTTACCCAAGAATTGAAGGTTATCAAGCGTTCTTGGAGGTCTTTAAAGATTCACCAAGCAACGGAAACAAAAAAAGATACGATAGAATAGATAAGTTTATTAAGAACTTTGAGAAAAATAAAATGGTAATGCAGTAATGGTAAAATTAGATTCAACTCCGAAAAAATTAGTAGTAGCTGGTGCGCTTGTAGTAATAGGCGCAATTCTTATTGGTAAATGGTTAAAAAGTTTACCCAAGCCAGTTAATCCAGATTTGCCAGCAGAAGCAAATAACGATTTAAAGCTATCTAAGGGTATGCGAGGCTTAGAAGTAGGCTTGTTGCAAAAGAAATTAGGTGGATTGGTTGTAGATGGCATATTCGGTCAAAAAACCGAAGATAAGCTTGTGCAAGTAAAAGGAGTAAAAGAAATAACACTAAAAGAGTTAGCATAATGATTATTAGAGGAAGTTTAATATATGGTGGTTTAGCAATTGGTGCAGTAGGATTGTACTTATTAGCTAAAAACAAAAACAAAGAGGGTGGCTTATTGGAAAGCTTAGGATTTGATACTAAGGGCAATACAACCGAAGCACCAAAAAATGAAGTGCCAAAATTAGCAACACCACCTTTGGCTACAAACCCAATTGCTGATGTAATTGTACAAGGTACTGATAGCTTGAATTTAGCAAGTGCGACATTATTATTAGGTCAAAGAAGTACCGCTTTAGCGCAATCACAAGAACCAGCGCCAGATGCAAAAAGCGCTTTGTTAGGCAATTTAAGTTTTGCCAGAATACAATGGGCAATTCGTGTTGATGGGGCAAAAGCAAAAATCGGACAAATAGATTCGCAATTAAGAAATTTGGGTTACAAAGTAGACGAAAGTGGTAAATTAGTAAAATTATAAAATTATGAAAACATCAAGTATAATATTAGTTGGAGTTTTAGGAGTAGGCGGTGTAGGCGCTTATATGTTCTTGAAAAACAAAAAAGCACAAGATGCTTTATTATCTGGTTCGTTACCAGCAACTAATCAAGGGGGTGGCTTTGTAGGCACACCTACAACAAGTGGCACTACTGCAAGCGGAACTGCCACAACACCAAGCGGAACTGCACCACAATTATCAACTACAAGCGATGGAGTAAGTCCAAGCGATGCTAACCTTAATTTGGCTAACGCTACTGTTTTGGTAGGTGATAGAAAAAGAATAGTAAGCGCAACAAAGGTATCTTGTTTGAGAGGTGGTTCAATACCATCTGGTGGCGGTTTTGGATTAGGAAGTTCTATGTCGGTAGGCGCAATTACTGCATCATGTGAAAGTTCAAAACAACTTGCAAAAAAACAATTAGTTGAATTAGATGCAAAGTTGGCTAAATTAGGCTACAAAGTAGATGCAACTGGTTCATTAGTAAGAATTTAATTATGAAAACAACAAACATCATATTGTTAGGAGTTGTGGGTGTAGGCGCAGTAGGCGCTTATATGTACATGAAAAACAAGCAAGCGCAAAACGCTTTGTTAACTGGCTCGTTACCAGCAACTAATCAAGGAGGTGCTACAACACCAAGTGGTACTAATACAAGTGAGGCAACACCGCCAATCGTAAAAG